GGCGTACACCTCGACCTTGGGCAGTTGTCGCGTCAGCAGTTCTGTAACGTCGCGCTCGTTTTGACGCGGATTTGCGCTCGTTTTGACGCGCTACACCCAGCACACCGGGTGATCCCAGCTCCACGCAATCTCACCCGTCGTGGGGTGCGCACTCGCGTACCCGGTCACGTCCTCGCGCTCGAGCGAGAGCGGCCGTTGCACGAGCGTCTGAACAGCATCCGTCGGGCTCACGAAGCCGACGTGCGTGTGTCCGCCCCATCCGCGGTTCTCTGCATCGAGATAGCCGCCAACCTCGGGCGCGAGCGCGCCCAGATTGATCAGGCACAGAGCCCAGACGCGGTTACCTACCCGCATCGGCATGATCTCGTGGTGGCTCAGCTCCGCGGGGGTACTGGCGATCCGGTAGTCGGCTGCGCCGGCAGAGGGCCGTGCGCTAATCGTCAGCCCGCCGAGCGTCATCGCCCCATCACCGACGGCGGGGGGAGTCTCCACCAGGATATCGAGCGACTGGTACCCGATTCGCGCGCCGGCATCCGTCGCAGTCGCCCCCACCACCGAGGTGCCGATCTCCAGCGTGATCGTCGACGACGCGTCATATGACTCGGTGTATTCGATCCCTGTGAAGGGGTCGCCTTCGACCTCGATCCACGTGATCGTCGTCGTCACGACGTAGGACTTCCGGAGCAATACAGGGGTCGCGACGTCAGCCACATAGCACCCGCCGAGAATGTACAGATCCTCGCCCGTGGTTGTCCCGTCGGTCAAATTCCAGTATTCCATCTCGACGGTCCCCGGCGGCGGCGTGACAGGGTCCCCGTAGTTGCCCACGTAGTACAGCGCAGTGGAGTCATGCTCGGCCTGAAACACGTGAACGCCGCGCAGGTTGAGCGTCCCGCCGAACGTGTCGGACAGATAGCCGAGACCAAGCCCGGCGTACATCGGCGTGACCGTGACGACTGCCGCCGGCGGCGTGCCGGCGATCGCTACGCGGTAGACGCCGTAAGGCCAGCGCAGGCCGTAGCTCGCGAGCGCGCCAGCGCCGAATGTATTGGATTGCGAGTAGTGATAGCCGACGGACACGATTGCCTCGCTGCCGTCGCTGCGCACGTCGTCGATCACGTTGTACTCGTAGTCGGGCCACGGGGGCGTGGTCAACGAGGGCATGACGGAGAACGCGATGACCGCCGCCTGCACAGGACCCGCATCTGCGGGGCTCCCCGGGATCTCCCCGAAACGCTGCAGCGTCAGCTGTGTCGGCGATCCGAGTCCGATGCGCGCGACCCACCGCGACCCGTCGGGCGCGCAGTAGATCCACGCGCGCTCGCCGAGCTCGTGGCCGTAGAGCCGCCGCGCGCCTCCGGCGAGGATGCCGTAATCGAGCCACGTGCGCCCCGCGGCGGCGTCTGCGGCCAGCTCCTCCGGGCTGCGGGCGACCGCGGGGGTGGCCGGCACGCGCACTGCGATGCTGTCGCCCTGGTCGCTCTCGTATTCACGCGTCTGCGCTGGCGCGACGCCGCGAATCGGGATCTCGACCGCCCCCGGGGTGGTGATCGTGTCTGTGTCCGCATGCCATAGGCCGTGGTCGCAGTCGCCGCAGATGCGAACGCGGGAGAGCGGGTGCCCGGGCGCGGGATGGTGCTTGTCCATCAGCCAGCCGGCTCAGCAAACCGAAACGGGATGTTCCCCCTCAGATCGATTTGCTTGATGGGCTCGATCTCGATCGAGAAAAGTCCGTCGCTCGTCCGCAGCGTGACCGGCTCGTAGTATTGGCGCGTACTCGCGTCCTGCTCGACCAGCTCGAGCGCAGCCGTGCCGCTCGCGGGGCGGCCGACGCCTTTGCCTCCGGGCCTAGCCCCTTTTTCAGGGGGCTGGGTCGCTTTCTTCCAGCCGGGCTGCTGCTTCAGGAGTCGCTCGACGGACTTCTGGAAGTCGATATCGGCAGCGCTCGCCATATCAGGCCTCGATGACCGAATTGGTGGCGAGCGCCAGGTCAGTGTAGCTGCCCTGCATCGTCGCCGGCAGGGTGAGCCGCACGTACACCGCCACCGGAGCGCCGCTCGAGAGCGACGTACCGACCGACACCCCGGCGCCAGGCGCCGCAGCGTCGAGCCCGGCGTAGGACAACGCAAGCCGCAGCGCGGAGGCGGCCAGACCTGCACCGCCCGCCGAGTCTGCGGGCGTGATCGTGATGGGGTCCGTTCCCGGGTCGCTCGCGGCCTGCAGAGTCTTGCCGCTCGCGGTCGACCCGAAATAGATGATGGCCTCGACGCTACCGCCCGTATCGGGCAGCTGCTGCGCCAGGCTGGCCAGCGGGGCGGTCATGCCCGGGTCAGCGTAGAACTGCCATGTAGTCATGCAATGATCTCCAGCAGGTCCGTCGGCACATCGACGGCGATCTCGGTAAATGATGCGAGAGTGCGGGGGTCGCGATCCTCGGCAGCGATGTCCGGGGCGCCGATGCTGAGCTCATGGGGGTAGTAGTTGAGCCCGGGATCCTCGACCCCGTTGAGGTTGGTGCAGAAGCCGACCATCGTCTCCGGATCGAACGCAGCGGCGCCAGCCGTACCCCCGACGTAGGTCCCGATCTCAAACGAGAACGCTGAAAGCGGGGGCGTGTAGGCGTCGACTGGTGCGGACGGCAATGACCAAGCAGGCAGCGCGGCAGCAGTGGCCCCGGGCATGCCAACGGCGAGCACGACGTTCGTGATCGCGGCGCCTGTCTCCGGGCTCATTGCATGCTCTACCGCAGTGATCTTGCCCGCCGCCCGCAGCCGCGCATGCTCGAGCGTGATGCGCGTGTCGAGCCACAGATCGGGGCGCAGGGGCAGCTCGAACGTCACACGCCCCGAGCGGCTCGCCGACCACATCCGCACCCACGCGCGATCGAGCAGCGTGCGCAAGGCCTCGTCGCGCGCCAGCTCGTCGAATCCGGCCGGGCGCCACTCGACGGCCGCGTCGCCTACGCCGATCGCCGCGGGGATCCTCGGCTCCATCGTCGCGTCGGACTCCCAGCCGGCCTGGTCGAACTCGGCGATCAGCGATGCGCCGATCTCCTCGCCCACGGCCGCGCCAAGCTGCGCCTCGATCGCGGGCCACACCACCGCGACCGTGTAGTCCTCAGTAATCCGCTGCTGCCAGCGGGCATAGAAATCGCAACGAAACCCGAGGGCGAGCGTGGGCGCGACAGCGGGGCTGATGGCGTAGAAGCCGCTGCTGATCGTCGTGCCGATCTGCCACGCACGCGCAGGCGGGTGCTCGATGTAAGGCTCGCCGACCATCTCCCATCCTGGCGCGCTCTCGCACGCGGACTGGACCATCGAGGACGTCATCCACAGCGCGCCCGGGTAATTCACCGTCCCGGTGATGGACGGCTTGAACAAGTGGATGTCCTGCGCGTATTGCGCCCGCACCCCCCGATAACGGAGCTTCGCGTACTGATACTGCAGCCGCACGGTGATGCGGCTGCGCAGCTGCTCGCGCGATGGCAGCTCGACAGCCAGCGACCCGTCGAGCACGTCGGCGGTGCGCACTGTGATCGAGCGCCCTGCGCCGTCCCAGGGTAGCACGCGGGGGCGCTGCAGCACGTCGAGCGCCCAGGACGCGCCGACCGACTGGATCCGCTCGCGCAGATAGTCGAAATTGTCGTCCAGCTCTCCGCCGGTCACTGCCGCGCTGTAACGGCCGCCGACGAGCGCGTCGATGACCTCACGTGGGGTGCGGGCCCAGACCTCTTGCGCCTGGTCGTGGCACGTGCAACTGATGGCGCCCGTCTGCAGATCGATCGCCGGCACATCCACCACTCCCGTAAACATGGTCTGCTCGGACGAGCCATCCGCACGCGCGAACGCGATGCGCACGCGCTGGCCGATCAGTGACAGCGGCTGCAGCGCGACGGACGGCACGAATGTGAACGCCGCGACGGCCGCCGCATCGTCGGCGTGCGTGACCGTGATCTGGCCGAGCAACAGTCCGGAAATGTCGTCGCCCCCCAGCATGACGACCGGCCGCCACTGGCCGCCTGGGGCAGCCGCCCACCCTCCCGCGCCGTCGAGCCCGCCGAGCGCGGCCGCGTCCACTACCGATACCGCAATAGGCAGCGCGACCACTGCGGGGGAGGACACCACGACCGCGAGCGGCAGGCTGATGACGACCGCCGAGTCCAGCACGGCGACCGATAACGGCAGCGCGATCGTCTCGCCCGCCGGCCCGCCGCCCGCCCCTTCGACGAAGTCGACCGCGCCGCCGAGGGGCGGAGAGTGCGTGCCGCCGAGCTCGACGAAATCGACGGCGCCGCCGAGAGGCGGGATGTACGTCATAGCGGCAGGATCCCGGACCCGAGCGCCTGCGCGCGGCCGCCGTCCTCGATCAGCACGACGGTGTGTCCGTCCGGCTGGGGCGATCGCATCGAGTACGACCCATCCGCGGCAGTCGTGGCTGTACCGACCACCGTCGCGGACGCATCGTGGATCGCGAGCACGCGGCGGCCCGCGGCGGGGGCGTCGGACTCGTCGCGCACCGTCCCGGACAGCCGATTGTCGAGCCACGTCGACACGTGGATCGACGACACGTCCGCCCGGCTCGCGTGCAGATCGTACTCGACGGTCTGCAGATCCGGTGCGATCAGCGAGACACGCCGCGGCGATTCGCGGGCTGCGACGACGCGGCCGTCCGGCAGCATGATGACCTTCGCGTTGGGGAACTGCCGCACGCCGGCAGGCATCGACACCGGCTGCGGCACAAACCCGGGCAGAGAAATGACCAGCAGGTGCGGCGCGTACTGTAGCCCCACACCGATACGCGAGCTGTCTGCAGTCCACGCCACCGATACCGGGCGGGTGGGCAATGTAACGCCTGTCGGGATCTCCGACCACGTCGCGACGTCGTAGAGCTTGAGGGCATTGCTAAAGTCGGACGGCGCGATCGCGAGCCTTGTCCCGTCTGGGGACCATGCGAGCGGGTACGGCTCCGCGACGGCCGGCGTGCCGGCGACTAACCCCCACGTCGACACGCTATAAACATACAGCGCAGAGGAGGTCGCGACAGCGAGATACGCACCGTCGGGGCTCCACGCCATTTGCTCGATCGTCCCGGACACGCCGGGGATCGTCGCAACGAGCGACTTCGACGCAAACGCGTAAACTTCCAGTGCCCCGGTGTTCCAGCGCACAGCCAGATGTGCGTCGCTGACCGCGACACGGGATACAGAGGGCCCGTCCGCCGGCCATGGCCACCCCGCCTCCGCCACCATGGTGGCCGCATCGTAGACGACCAGAGTGGGCTTCGAGAATGACAGCCCATACGTGAGGCGCCCGACCACCAGCCGCGCCCCGTCCGGCGTCCACGCGAGATCGGACGGGTACTCGTCAACGAGCGCCTCCGCGTTGCGCCCCGTTGCGCAATTCACCACGGCGAGTCGGTTGAGCATCAGGGCTGCAGTAGCGGATACGCTGTAGGGCGAGTAGAGGATCGCGACACGATGCGATACGGGCATATCAAACTTCCTCGAAAACGATTTCGCACGACGCCGCAGCCCCGGCCGCGTCGTACTCGACGCGCGGTCCCTGCGGCGCGCGCACGGTCAGCAGCGGGTAATACAGCACCTGGTACGACACCGCGCCAGCATCCGCCCCGAGCGTTGCGACGTTCCCGGCCACCGTCACGGCCACCGGCCGCAGCAACCCGACTGCGTCCACCGCAAATCCGTACGGCGCGGCATCGGTGCGGCGCGCGGCCGGCAGGGTGATCACACGCCCGGCGGCCTGGATGCTGCGCGGCGCGACGCAGCCCAGCACGTGCGTCTGCGACCAGTCGAGCGCATCCAGCCCGGCCGGCACCCAGCCCGACGCAGACAGCGTCGTGCGCACCCGGCGCCATGCCTGCTGATGCACCGCGGCGCCCAGGCCGAGGCGCAGCACGCCGAATCCGCCGAAATCCTCATACGACTGCGAGACCACCCCGGCAGCGGCCAGCGGCAGCCGCACGCCGTCGATCATCAGATCGGGCTGCTGCCTGCTCATGATCTGCGCCCCCGCTGCAGCGCCGCGCGCCGGAACAGCCGCACGACATCGTCAGCCACGCGGTCTGTCGCGGCCATCTGCGAGCGCGACCCGTCAGGCCACTGCAGCACTACCGGAGTTTTTCCGCTCGCGCCATCCAGGTCGGCCACGGCCGCGCGCTGATCGGCGCCGAGCTCGCCGCCGTAGGCGAACCGCGGGAGACGCATTTCGTTAATTGCTCGGAGGAAGGACGAGCCCCAGTAACGGACCGCGGGGCGCTGGATGACCCACTCGCCGGGCGTGCCGCGATAGATCATGTTGTCGCTGCGATCGTGGGCAGCGCGGCCGGGCAGCGGGCCACCGTATGCACGGCCTGGGATGGCGTCGATCAGCTCGTCGCGCGTCATGCCGCTGGTGTCGGCAGGGGCCGTGCTGACCGTGTTGACCGTGATCGTCACGGTCTTGTCCTTCAGCGCGTCGAGCTGCTGCTGCAGGACGGCGATCTGCTGCGCGGCCTCGGTGATGTCCGCCTTCAGCGTGGCGGGCTTCTCGAGCTCGGCGCGCAGAGCCTGCAGTCGGGCCTCGTTGGCGGCGATCTGTTCGGTGACGGCCGAGGCGAGGTCTTCCTGCGCCTGCGCCTCGGCGGCCTTGATCTGCGCCTGCGCCTTGAGCGCGTCCTCGCGGATGCGGCCGAGCTCCTCGAACAGGTTGGCGGCGACGTCGTCGTCCTGGATGGCATCGCCGAACTTCTCTGCACGTTCGGCGTACTTGGCCGCCTCGGCGGCGAGCTGGGCGGCGCGCTCGAGGTTGCCATCGAGCGCGGCATTCTGCGCGAACACCGCGCTGCTGCGAGCGTTATCGGTGAGGTCGCGCGCCTGGCGGCGGGCGAATGCGTCGCGCTCCTCCTCGCTCATGCCGCGCATGCGGCGGTCCTGTGCCTTGTCGGCGCCGGCCTGGCGGGCGTCGGCGGCGTCGCGCAGCAGGCGGGCGGACTCCTCGCGCAGCGATCGGGCCTTGTCGATGGCCTCGTCCCAGACGCTGCTCAACTTGCTGCCCAGCGCCTCGTAGCCCTGGATCTGGTCCGCGATCGCCTTGCGCTGGATCTCCGCGCCCTTCTCGATCGCCTCCTTGGTCGATAGCAGGATCGAGGCGTTCGCCTTGCCGGCCTCCACCGCGCGCAGCTTCTGCAGCCGCAGCGTGGCGTTGGTGAGGTCTTCCTCGATCTTCAGCCTGGCATCGGCATCGCGCTTGAGCTGCTGCGCCTGCTCCTTGTCGGTGAGATTGTCCTTCTGCTCGGCGACGCGCTCGAGCACGGTGTTCAGGCCTGCATAGGCGGCGGCCGCGGCGGCCACGCCAATCGCCGCCTGCACGGGATTGACCGCCGCGAGCGCGATCGCCGCCTTGATCGCGGCGGCCGTCGTCAGGCCCAGGCGCGCGATCAGCGGGACGAGCGCGACTACCAGCAGCGGCAGTCCGTACTGCACGACAGCCTCGATGTTGTCGGCGATCAGCGTAATGCCCTTGGCCAGGGCGTTCGTGGCGCCGAGCGCGCGGTCGATGCCGCCGACCATCTCGACGGTCTCATTGCGCAGCACCACGAAGCTCTGCCCGACGGTCTGCGGCAGTTGGGCAAAGTCACGCCCGACACGGCCGGCCACCTTCTCGAGGGCGGCGACCACGACCTCGGACGTAAGCAACCCCTGCTCGCCCATGCGCTTGAGCTCGCCGCGCGAGCGGCCCAAGCCCTCGGCAATGGCATCGGCCAGCGCGGGAGTCTGCTCGAGGATGGAGTTGAGCTCCTCGCCGCGCAGCACGCCCGAGCCCATCGCCTGGCCGAACTGCACGAGGCTCGCCTCGGCCGCGGCGGCGGACGCCCCCGACAAGGCGATCGACTTGGTGACGGTCGACACCACGGCCGCAGCCTGCTGGCCGTTGCGCCCCATGGCGTTGAGCGATGGCCCCAGGCGGCTATACAGATTGACCGTCTCTGCGATCGGTGCGCGTGCGTCACGCGCCACGTCCCTCAGCGCCGCTTGCACCTCCAGGAAGTCGCCGGTGTACTGGGTGGCTAGGCGCAGGCGGGCCGTGTACTGTTGATACTCCTCAGCCATCGTCAGGATGCGCTGCGCAGACAGCGCGGCGGCCACCGCGGCGAGCGCACCTTGCAGCGGCCCCAGCTGGGTGTTGAGGTCGCCCACGCCCCCGGTCATCCGTGCGACGGCGGCGGTGGTCGGATCCAGCTGGCCGCGTAGCTCGGCGATGCGCTTGCTGCCTGCGGCGAAAGCGCGGTCAAACTCGGCGCCGGAGACGCGCGAATCCCCAGCCAGGCGCTGCATAGCCTGCTGCACCTTGTTGATCTCGGCCTGGATGGATTGCGACGAGCGCACGCCGAGGGTGTCGAGTGCCCCCTGCTTGTTGCCGTCGACTGCGGCCCCGATCGCGTCGAGCCGCCCGGTGCGGGCCTGGGCTGCAGCCGCCTGGCCGGCTGCGGCAGCCGCTTGCCGCGCGGCCTCGGCCTGCGCCACACCGGCGGCAGCCGCGTCGGCCTTCAGCCGGCGATACTCCGCGGCCAAGTCCTTGACGTTCACCCCGGCTTGAGTGAGCGCTTGGCGCGAGCTGTTGAGGCGCTGCTCTTGCTGCTGCAGCGCATCCTTCAGCCCGGCGGCCTCGCGCTTGGCAGACTCGAATTCGCGCTTGAGCTTGGCCGAGGGTTTCTCGGTCGCAGCCATTTCCCGGGCCAGCTCCGAAACGCGGGCGGTTGCGGCCTCGAACTCGCGCTTCGTCTCGACTGCTCCCTTTTTCAGGGAGCGAAATACCTCGATGCCCTCGCGTGCGTCGGCAGATACCCGCAGCGCAAGATCCAGATTCCGATCCGCCATCCCCTACCTCCCCAGCCGTGCGCGCGCCAGCTCCAGCGAGCGCAGGAATTGACGGAACCCCTTGCCGTCGGCCTGGGCGGCGCGTGCGATGCTCAGCGCCTCCACACGACGATCAGCCGCCAGGCGCGCGTGGGCCGCCATGTACTGCTCGACCTGCGCCAGGGAGTAGCGTGCGATGTCCTCGGGCCGGTGCCCGGCCTCGATCAGCACTGCAGCGGCCGTCGCCCAGCTGATGTGCTCGCGCGCGCCGCGCGGGCCGTGACGCACGCCGGCGCGCGGCTCGAACAGCACACGATTCGCCTGCCACATCGCACCGAACAGCGCGTCGAGCTGGGCCTCGGGCAGCCCCGCGACCCAGGTCTCGTCCTCGCCGCTCAGCCGCGACAGCACGGACAGGATGCGCGCGGCCCACGCGGCCACCTCCGGCGCGTCGTCGGGCGTGCCCTCGGCAGGCTTGTCGGCATAGATGCGCAGAAACTCGGCCAGCTCCCCCAGCCACACCCCGCGCACCGCCACCTGCCGTCCACCCACGGTCACACGGACCGGGGCAGCGAACAGGGCGTCGAGCTCGTCGGCGATCGCGGCGCTCATGGCTTAGGGCATCATCGCCAGGCGGCCGTAGTAGCCGAACTGGTCGCTCGCGCTCTTGGTCGTGTCGGCCAACAGGGACCCGCCGATGGGCGACTCCAGGCGGCTCTGGCCGTCCTGGATCAGAGACAGCGACTCGCTCGGCGGCGGGCTCCAGCGATAGAACTCGGCGACGAAGTTCCGGTAGGTCGCGCCCGGCACGGTGTTCGTCCCGACGATCTTGACCCAGTATTCGAGCGCGGTGCCGCTCATCATGCGAATGAAGTCGACGGCGCCAGGCGTGAGGTCGGCCAGGATCGGCGCGACGAACGGACCGCCGGTCGTGAGGTTGAGAATCTCCACGTCGCCGCTCTTGGCGTGCAGCCGGTAGTTGACGTCGGGGGTCAGCGTCTTCGGCGAGCCGGCCGAGTCGGTCACGGTCACGGCCGAAACATTGAACGCCTGCAGGCTCAGGAACTGCCCCACTTCGGGCAGGGTCTCGGAGATCACGCGATCCGTCACCGGCGTCACGGTCTGCGCGACCTCTTCGCCGCGGCTCGCGATCTTGAAATTTTCGTTGTTGAACTGCAGGAACGTGATCGTGAGGTTTGCCTCGGTGTCGCCGGGCAGCACGAGGCCGTCGCCGCGCTGGCCTGTCCAGTTCTCCTTGAACTTGGTCTCGTTGGGGGTAAAGCCGAACTCCATGAGCGCGTCGCCGACCCAGCGCAGCGGGCCCGGCATGCCGTTGCTACGGCGCTGGCCGGCAAAAATCTTGCCCTGGCCACTGAAATACTCGAGGGTGTCCATTAGCGGATCTCCAGTGATGCGGCCGGCGTCAGCGCGGCGCGGTTACGAAATCGAGCTCAAATGCGAGCGGGTAGTACGCGAACGCCACGCCGAATCCGGGCGCCATGCCCGACGCGGGGCGCAGCGGGCGGCCATCGTCCAGCGGCTGCCAGCCCACAAGCGCAGCGCGAATCAGCGGCAGAAGCGGCCCGGCCTCGCCGGCGAGTGCGGTGTTGTCTCCGCCCTGGCGGGCGTTGCGCACGGCGAGCACCACCACCCAGCGCTGCGCGCCAACGGTGAGGCGCGGCGCGCGCGGATCCGGGGTGATGCGGTCTCCGAGGTAGGCCACGACGGCCGCGGGCGCCTGGGCCTTGACGCGCTGGTCGATCGCATCCGCGGCCAGGGTAGTCATCGTCTCGACCATGCGCAGCGCGGGAACCTGGGCGCGCAGGCGCGTCACGATCGGCTCTGCAGCAGCCAGCCAGTCCTCTGCCAGCGAGCTCATCGGCGGTCTCCGCGCGCGAACAGCTGTCGGCCGGTGCTGATCTCGACCATGCCCATGCCGGCGCTGCCGCTATGCTCGGGCAGCCCGAGACTGGCGCGGCCGTCGGCCACCAGGCGCAGGAATGCGACGGCGGCGAGGTAGCGCTTTTCGACCAGCTCGGGCGCGGAGTGGGTGTAGAGGTGATAGCGCGTGATGTCGCACGCCAGGTGCGTCAGCCGTGCCGGCACGGTCGCCAGCGGCAGCGCATGACGCATCGCGATATAGCCGTCGATCTCGGAGTCAGCGGCCGCCTGGGCGTGCGCCAGCACCGCCGCATCGATCTCGCCCGACGGGGGCGTATCGCGATCGGTCAGTTCGATCAGCTCGTCTGCGCCGAAATGCTCGACCAGGTCGGTCTGCGTTGCGTAGGGCATGGGATGCGCCGTAGTGACGGGATGGCGTCATCTTCTGCCGTGCGGCCCGCGCAGCGGAGCGGGAAAACGTTCGGGGGGGCCGCCTGAGCGGCTCAGGCGACAGTGGCTTGGTTACGTGTATATAATCACAGCTATCGCGCGCCTAGAGCGCGCCACCGTCCCGGCGGGTTCCGGGTGTCTCGACAGGAGACCGCGCAATGTCGCTGCTGTCCAAAACGCTGGGGCGTGTCATGCCCCGGTACCGCACCTTCTCGGACTGGGTCACCGTGTATCGTCAGATCATCGACGCCAGGCCCATCCAACCCAAGACCCTGCAGAACCGCAATGCCAGCCTGCGCCGGCTGATCGACGAGTTCGGCGCGCGCACGATCTCGTCCATCCGCCCGCACGAGGTCGCGCAGCTGCTGCGCCGGCTGCACGCGCAGTACCCGCACCTGGCGCGCAGGGTGCTGATCGAAGCTCGCGACTGCTTCGGCGAGGCCGTCGCCTACGGCTGGATCAACACCAACCCCGCGGCCTCGGTCCGCCACCAGCCGACCAAGGTCGCCCGGCGCCGGCTCACGCTCGACGAGTGGCAGCGCATCTACGCCTGGTCGCAGGCCAATCAGCCGCCGTGGGCCTCCCGCATGATCCTGCTCGCGCTCGTCTCCGGGCAGCGCCGCGCCGACCTGCAGAAGATGCGCTTCGAGGACGTGCGCGACGGCTACCTCTACATCCAGCAGCAGAAGAAGGGCGCCCGCGTCCGCCTGCCGCTCGACCTGCGCCTCGAGGCGATTGGCGTCAGCCTGGGCGAGGCCATCGAGCAGTGCCGCGACTACGCGCCCGCCGGCGAGTACCTGCTGCGCAAGAGCACCGGCGAGCGGCCGGTGTGCCCGTCGCTGTCCGCGCGATTTGAGGACGCGCGAGAGGGCGTCTATGGCAAGCACACCGGCACCGGCCTGCCGCCGTGCCTGCACGAATGCCGCAGCCTCGCGGAGCGGCTCTACCGCAAGCAGGGGATCGACACCCGCACGCTGCTCGGACACAAGCGCCAATCGATGACGGACATCTATAATGACGACCGGGGCCTCAGCGATGGCGAGTGGAAGACGCTCGAGGTGTGATCAGCAGCAGCAGCGGGGGCGGCGATGTACAAGGTCTATGTGTTACAGCAGCGGGGCGGGCGGCGCGGCAGCGCAGTGCTGACTGACACCCGCACCGCCACGCCATCCCCCGCGGCCGCCCAGGCCGCATTCTGGGCGCTGTACGCTGCGCCCTACGACGCTACACACCTACTGCTGATGACCCGCGACAACCGCCAGGTGGCCGCGTACCGCTACGGATCCCGACCAGGCGACCCCGACTACGTCGCACCTGGTGCAGCACTCCCAGAATGAAAAAGCCCGGCGATGCCGGGCTTTTCGTTGGTCGCGGGGACGAGCGCGCGAGGGGGGTTAGATTCGTGGCGTCACAGCGTCATCGGGCACTGCGCATCGTAGAGATCGTCGTACCACTGCCGCCACGTCTTGATTTGCCAGCCGTCTACGTCACGGCGCTCCGCGAGCCAGTCCATCAATCCCAGCACCCCGTAGTTCGCGTCATACCCGTTGATCCACGAAATATCGCCGGCTGCTGCCTCGTATCTGTGGCCGACAATAAACGCGGCGCCGATCTTCGTCGCGTTCGTAAGCTGAGTTTTTGTTGTAGCAAGATCGGTCGTGTTGCTGAGATTAATGCAATTCGGGATGTTGTACAGGCCATCGATGCCCGGCCCCCCCATTGCAAACGCCGCCGAGCGCGCAGCTTTGTAGCCGGTGTTTGTGGCGCGGCATGACGCAAATCCCGCAGCCCTCATTGCTGCGCGCAGCGTCGCGTCCTCGTGCCCTTTCACATACTGATGCAGAGCAACTGTCTTCGAGTTGATGCCGAGTCGAATCAAGTATTCCGTGCAAGCATTCACTTCAGCCATGTAAGCCGCCAGGCTGCTTTCGAAGTAGCTGACGTTCGGCCCGGCGTGATTCGTGATCTCGTGGCCGTACTTGTCTTGCAACGCGATGACTTCGGCGTCGGTCAAAAAACCCGGGGTGTTGAGGTAGCTGTACGAAATCCCGAACGACAGGTCAATCCCGCGTTTTCTCGCTGCGGCGGCAAGCCACATCCATTCCGTATAGCCGTCATCATTCGTCCACACTACCGTGGGCTTAGGCAGTGGCAGGATGTTCGGCGCGGACATTTTGATTTGTCCCACAATCACGTTTGCCGCGAAATCGACGCGGACGCGCGTGCGCAGACCGCTTGAAAGTGCCGGCAACGTGCCCACTAATTGGGTCGCGCCGACCACCTCTTTTTGGAACAGGTGATAACCGTCCGCACTTACGCCAACCAGCGGACAAACGTACCGCGCGTAGTTTGCAAACGATGCATCCGAAAGATAAAGGTTTGCGGCGGTCGGCGCGGGCATCCCGGCAGGCAGCTTCATCGCCAGAACGACTGAGCGATTGGCAATGTCCTGCCCATCGGCGTCGAGTAGGTAGTCTGCGGCAAGCCGACCCACCTGCAGGTATGAGCCGGTCGGCGTACCAGTGATGTCGATCTGGATCACCGGCTGGCCGTTGTAGGTATTGACCGCATCGACGGAGAGCGTGACAGTTGCGCCAGGCACCGCCTTTTCGTCCAGGCCGGACGTTGGCAGACCATGACTCCGAAGCGGAGCCTTCTGGTATTCCGCTGGGTAGCGCGGGCGGATGTCGAGCGGCTCGAATCGACCCGGAATTCTATTCCCCCCACCCGGGCTCGTTTTCTCGGCGATCACTGGCTGATAGATTTTTCCCTCGGGCCCGATCAGCCCCAGCGGCGTGCCATCGGCGTCGACGAGCCAATCGGCAGACTGTCGGCTCTCGTGCTTCTTGCGGTAGCTCTCGGACATGTCAGGCCTCCGGGGTGACGGTCAGGACCGGGTCGGCCTGGAGCAGCGCCCAGGCCTCGTCGTCGAGCTCGTCGCGGGCGACGCGGATCGGCTCGGGCGGCCAGAAGCGGCCGGCGCGCCAGCGGCCGCGGGGGCGGCAAGCTGCGACCAGGTAGTGCGCAGGCTCGGGGGCGGCCGCGGGGTCCTCCGTTACTGCCGCGCCATCCTCCAGCGCCTCGGCGCCCTCGGTAACGGCGATCGCGTCGATCTCGGGCGCCAGCTCGGCAGTGGGCTCGGTGGCGGGGGGGACGATCTCGGGCGCCAGCTCGGCGGCGCTCTCGGGGGGCTGGGCGGCCGTGTCGGCCTTGGGCTTGCGGGTGCTCATGCGGGGCTCCTGGGGAAGCGCCCGCGCAGGCGGGCGGGAGGATCGATGGTGGACGGGGCTAAGCCGAACCTGTCGCCGGTCATCCAACCCCGTCCCCGAGGTTTCCGGTCTAGGCAGTCACGAGACTCCCGGTGTGGGCGGCTGCCAGCCCCCACCGATCACGGCCTGCGCGGGTGGTATTAGGTCAGCCAGGGGCAGACGAGCACCTGGGCGCTGTTGCGGTAGATGTTGGTGGCGCCGGCGGCGTTGTTCTCGGCCTGCACGAGCTTGAGGGCGGCGGCCTCGAGGCTGGGGGGGACCACGAGCAGCGAGGGGCGCACGCCGAGCGGGCGCCCTTCGTCCGACTTGAAGGCCATCATCGCGGCGCGGGCGGTGCCGTAGTTGGTCTCGTCGAGGGTCTGCTGGGAGCGAACCGCCATCTGCCAGAAGCCGAAGCCCACGTTGCAGCGCGCATCCACGCCGTATCGGTACTCGTCGCGCATGAACACCGCCTCGTCGCGCTCGTCGGTCATCGCCTTCAGCGCATAGTCCTTGCGGCGCTGGAAGATCAGCGGCTTGAGCGGGCGGGTGGCGTCGAGCAGGTACCACGCGGTACCGGCGCCGCCCAGGCTGTTGCTGACCGTGCCGGCGCCCACCGGGTGATCGGTGTCGAAGAAGAACTGGCCGTCGTAGCACTCGGTGCTGTTGCCGGCGGCGAGCAGCGCGAACACGAGCTCGTCGGCGTGCGTGGCTGCGGCGTAGCCCATCTCGGAGAAGAGCGGGGTGAGGACGCCGTAGCTGTCGTCCTCGATGTCATCGCGCGGGATGCCGACGCTCGACTCGAACTTCTTGTTGGTGATCTGGTAGCCGCTCGCCGCAAGGCTCTTGATCTGGCGGTCGCCGATCCATTCGCGCAGCTTGGGCCACTGGCTCAGCCAGGCGTAGTCCTCGGTTTTCGTGGCCGAGGGCACCAACGTGGCGACCTTGCTCCAGTCGGGCGTAACGCCCGAGAACGCGCCCTGGAACGCCGTCTTGAAGCCGGTGTAGATGGTGTTGAGGTTCTCGCGGTTGACGATGATGCCGCCCAGACCGAGCAGGGCGAGGTCGCCCGCGGCAGGCTGCTGGAAGGCGCCGGGCGTGGCGACGCCGAAGGCGAGGCCGACGACGGCCAGCGCAACGATGCTGAGCCCGACGAGGGTGCGGAGGGTGGTTTTCATGTGCGGAGTCTCCAGGGGGAAGGGGGTTCAGATCTCGACCCAGACGCCATCGGCGTCCACGTCGCGGACCTTGCCGGCCACGCTGCGCGACGCGCTGCCGTTGGTCTTGGCCACCGTCTGGTCATCGACGATGTAGCAATCGGCGCCGACATCGGCCAGGGCGATCGCATCGGTGCTGGCGCTATTCGCGAACCGGAAGCAACCGCGCCGCACCTGCACGCGGATCGCGCTGGCGACGCCGGCGCTGTTGTCGGCGGTGGCCTGGGCGACGCCGACGCACTTGAGGGTGGTCGACACGGCGCCCTTGGTGGCGAGGTTCGAGGTGTTGATGCAGACGAGGGCGCCCGCATAGATCAGGGTCGAGGCCGCGACCGGGAACTCGAAGTCCTCGGCGGTGCGGTAGGGGGTGCGGCGGTCGGCGGTCAGTGCGGCCATGGTCAGGCCTCCTTGTGCTTGGCGAATTCATCGGCCGAGAGCCCCATGGCGCGGCACACGGCGAGCTCGTCAGCGGTCAGGCCGCCGGCGCCCTGGGGCCGCTTGCCCGGCTCCTTGCCCTGGCTCTGCATGCCCTTCAGCGCAGCCAGCGGCGCGGCCACTTCGAGAAAGCCGCGCAGCTGCGCCACCGGCAGGCTCTTGGCCCACTCGACAGCGGCCGGATTCAGGCGGCCATCGGCGAGGCCCGCGTTGATCAGGGCGGTACGTTCGGTGGTTTCGACCTGCGCGGTCAGCGTGGCCAGCTGGCCCTGCACGGCGGCGAAGGTCTCGACCGGCACGTAGCGCGCCGGATCCGGCGCCGCGCCCGCCTTGGCCGCCAGGGTGGCGACCTGCGCCTCGAGGCCGCCGGCCTGGTCGGCCTTGGCCTTGAGCGCCGCGACGGCGGTCAGGGCCGTCGCCTCGTCGGTTTCCGCCGGCAAGCCGATGGCGGCGAGCAGCTTCTTGAGGGTTTCGTTCACGTCGGGGTCCTCCTGGTGGGACTGCTGGATGTACGCGGAAAGGGCCACGGCGGCCATGCCGTCGAGACCGGGGTTATTGGTGAGGCCGGCATTCACCAGCAGCTTGACGGCGCCGGTGGCGTCGTCCCAGGTGAAGGCCGGCGACAAGTAGCGGTACTCGCCGTCGCGGATCATGTTGCGAGCGCGCTCGGTCCATTCCACCTGGGTCGCGAAGAGGCCGCGGCCCTCGCGCCATTCCAGCCCGCGGCCGTCGAACCAGCCTGCCGCGGGCGCGGGCTGGCCGTTCTTCTCGGCCAGGAACGTCTGGTGCTCGTAGTCGATGACGAACTTGGTCTGACGCGCGGCGGCCTGGACGATGAGGCGCCCGGCGATCTCGGCGTCGATGAACCAGCCATCGAGCCCCTCGGGGCGGCCGGAGCCGTCCGCAGCACGAAAAAGCCCCGCCGGCAGCAGCTGGATTTCAGCGGCTGCGGCGGGGATCAGCAGGGAGAGGGTAGCGGTGCGGGTAGCCATGGCGCCGATGATGGGCGCGGACATGGCGCGGCAAGAGGGGTAACCGTTCGGGGGGCTACGGACTGCTGCAGGCCCGCCGGAGCGGGTCAGCCGACGAGGTAGCGCTCGAGCACATCGAGCATCTTCGCCACGTCCTCGTCATCCGTCCCGAGGAAGGGGCGGGCGGGGATGCTGCCGTCCTTGCTGCCGAACTGATGCACGGCGGCGCCGCCGTCCCACTGCCCGGCGAATCGGTTGGTGCCCACGAAGAGGCTGTCGCCGTCGATCTGATAGTTGATCGTGTCCTGCAGCAACCCCGACGCGACCAGCGGCTTTTTCGACATGACGCGCGCAGCGCCCGCTTGGCTCAGCCTGCCGTCCTTGCGAAAGTTTTTCTTCTTGCCCTCGAGCATGCCCATGATCGTGGCCATGCTGTTCGGCGCCCAGCGGCTGCCGTCCGGGGCGGAGCTGGTCTCGAATCTGCGCTTGACGGATTCGACCAGGTCCTCGCCGATCTCGGCGAGCGGGGCCTTGAGCCCGCCGGGCCCGAGCTTGCGCAGGATCTGGTCGAGCCGCGCGATCACCGGCGCGACATCGAGCTCGACGGTGATGCGATCGGCCATGGTCTAGCCTTCGGGCAGGTCCGGCGCGCGCGGCAGCGTGCGCATGGACTCGCGGTAGGTGTCGCCCAGCGGGGGCGGCAGCGTGGCCGCCTTCCCGTCCACCAGCTGGCGCAGCTCGTCGGCCACGGTGGCGCCGGGGGCGTAGGCCCAGCCCTTATCGATGCCGGGCAGCGTGCCGTTGGCGGTGGGGTCGGCCCAGCCATCGGGCGGCGCCGTGGCTGCGCCGTCCGCCGGCGCACGCACCGCCTGCACGCGGCAGCGGCAGCCCCAGCCGTTGGGCGGGTAGTGGGTGCGCCAGAAGGGGTGGTCGTGCGGCAGCGTCAGCCGCATGTCTCCCCAGCGCTTGTGGTGCGGGCGCGGGTTGAGCACGCTGTCGCTATGGATGTAGCGCCAGTACGGGCGCACATTCAGCAGCGCGGGGTCGGTGAGCTGCGCCCAGCGGCCGGCGGCGTAACTGGTGCGCAGGTTGGTCTCGTAGATAACGCGGGTGCGCCAGGCCTCGCCGGCGCGCGAGCCCTCGCCAGTCCAGCCGGTCCAGCCACGGCGGGCGACGATCTCGCGGAAGTCGCGGCGAAACTGCTCGAGCGTGGTGCCGGTGGCAATCGCCTTGTCGACCGCGGCGCGCAGATCGGCCAGCAGATCGGCCGCAGTGGCACCCGCGACCACGAATGCGCGGTCGTGCGCCGCCTGCCAGATGTCCTGCCAGGTCTCGGTGGGCAGGTCGAGCTTTTTGCGGAAGAAGTCCACCGCCTGCGCGAAGGGCAGCGCGAGCGCCGCCTCCAGCCGCGCGGGGTCCAGGCGCACCGGATCCGCCATGACTAGGCCCACCCCGCGAGGCGGCGCGACAGCTGCTCAACCTGCTCGTAGGCGTCCCGCACCTCGGAATGCGACGCCATCCGACAAGCCGGAATCGAATCAGACCGCGTTACCGCACCGTTACCCGCCCCGATCACCCCAGCGCAGCTATCGTCGGGTGTCTGAGCACAGAAAAACGGCTCTACGGGGCTGTAAACGATTTCGCCCTTATCGACCATCCTGCACCTCACTGCGGCCCGCGAGGTGGATCGTGGCGAGCGCCTGGGCGAGCACGGTCACCAGCTCTTCGGTGGGCAGGTCGCGGTAGCGCGCGAGCAGTGTCTCGCGGAAGGCCTCGAGGCTGTCGGCCGCGTCGAGCATCGCAGCGATCTCCTCCTGCCATGCCACGATCTGCGCCTCGGCCTGGCGGCCCAGCGCGCCCGCGACCAGGTCGGCCGGGTCGGCCTCGTTGCCGGCTGCCAGCATCGCCGGGCGCCACTGCGCACGGGCGGTGGCTGGCTGCGGGGGCGAGCCCTCGGGTGCGGCGGGCGGCGCGCCGGGCGCGCCCGAGGGCTCGCCGGCCTTGGGTGGGGATGGCGGCGGGGCCGGCTCGGCGCGCGGCGCCTCGAGCACCGGCTCTTCGCCATCCGGCTCGGGCACGCGCAGCTTGTCGTGCGCCCAGCTTCGCGGAATGCGCATGCCCACCCCCACGAGCTTGGGCAGCGCCTCGGCGTAGGCAGTGATGTCCTCGGCCTCGCCGAGGTCGAATGTCCAGCGCGGGCAGCGCCGGTAGCTGTCGATGGGCGCGCCGTTCAGCACCAGCAGCGGATACACCAGGTCGCGCGTGAGCGTGCCGGCGATCTGGCGCGCGTCGGCGGCCAGGATGTCATGCCGCACCTCGGCATGCAGGTCGGCCACGCCGCTGCCCAGGCCGGTGGCCTTGGCCTCGGCGCTGAGCACCTGGCCCAGAATCGCCTTGCTCTGCGCGCCGTCGGCCCACGCCACCATATTGAGGTGGTGGCTGCCCTCGCCGCCGCCAGTGATCTTGTTGATCTCCAGGCTCATGCCGTCGGGCATGATCGCGCGGGCGTCGTGGCCCAGCGCGGTCACCGCGCGCATCAAGCTGGCCTTCTCCTCGCCGGTGGCGCCCTGCATGTACTTGCCGACGATGATCGGCAGGCCGTAGGTCTCCAAAAACTCCGCGAAGTCGCCGATGCTGTAGGCCTTGTACAGGAAGGGCCACACCAGCACGCGGCACAGCCCCATGCGCCCCAGATAGCCCGTCTTGACCTTGCTGTGCTGATGCAGGATCCAGCCCATGCTGATCGGCTCGGCGCCGTCCGGGCTGCCGTCGGCCAGGCGCAGCTCGCGCCGGTTGCTCGACACGCGAAACCAGGTCTGCGGCCGCGGGTGAAAGCTCGGCAGCCAGTCCTGGCCCCAGCGCTCCCACTCGAGCTCGATCGGGGCAAAGCCGTGGCCCACGGCTTCCATCATCCGCACGACCACGTCTTCGAGATCGTCGACGGCGTCGCGCAGCAGCGCCTCCACCATCGCCGCGGCCTTCTTCTCGGCGCGGCTGGCGTTGCTCGGCGGCTCGATGGACCAGTCCAGCCCCAGCACCGCGCCCGCGCGCTTGTCGAACTCGCAGCGCAGGTGTGCGTCGCGGTCGTACATGTCGTCGAACAGCTGGTGTTGCGCGAGGATGTCGCCCTCGTCGGCCTGGCGCAGGATGCGCGCGGCCTTGGCGGGCGTGAGCCCGTCGAGCTGGCTCTCGACCATGAAGTGCGCGAGCGTGGCCACGCGGGCCGTCTGCGGCTCGCGCAGCAGGCCGGAGTCGAGGGGGTTGCCGTGTTGGTCGATGATGCGCATGGTCGTTACTCGGGCTGTTGGGGGGTGTCGGCGATCGACTCGGCAAAGCTCAGCCGGCGCGGGCGCCACCAGCCGCAGGTGCCGCACAGCACCCGTCCGCGCAGGCAGGTTGTGTCCGTGCTGCCATGCGCAGTGAGCGTGGTGAGGTGGTCGCAGCGCTGGCAGCGCAGGGGGGCATCGCTCGCGGCGTGAGGGGCCATGTCAGCCGCGCTCCTGCACGTCGATGAGGCCACGCTCGCAGAACGGCCTGATCAGCTCCGCGAACTGGTCGGCAGGCATTGTCGCGTAGGCCCAGTTGATGGCGTCTCGGCCGGCATCCAGCCACCGCTGGTGCAGTTCCTCGGCGCGCACAATGCGTGTAACCAGCACGTCCGCCGTAACGGTTTCGGTGCTGCCGTCGGCATAGGTGACCACCAACATCGTCATCAGAACATCCTCCGCGATTGGTAACCGTAGTCGTCGCCGCCGCTGCCATGGCGGCTTACGGCCTGGAAGCCCTCCATCCCCACCGCGCGTGTGGTGGCGATCATCCACAGGATGTGCAGGGCTGACAGACCGTCGTAGTGGTGCCCGCTCTGTGGCTCGGGCCAGCTGTCCAGCTCAGCAAGCAGCGCTACAAGGCCGGGCGAGAACAGGATGCTCGGCTCCATGGCGTCGGTGATGAACGGCTCCAGGCTGTCGATACGGGCGTCCCGGTCGCCAACTGCGGTAACCCCCACCAGCGGCACGGGGCACCCCCGGCGCACCGACTCGCGCACGATGTTCTGGCGCTGCGCCTCGAAGGCGACGTTGTTCTCGAATCCAATTGCAACGCACCCATATTCGCGTTGCGTGGCGATGAGATCCGCCTCCAGCTTGCTCGGCACGCGGCGCTTGATCACCGCCTCAATCACATTGAGCTTCGCGCGGGCTTTGTCATAGCCGCCGATCAGGATCGCGGAGGGGTCTGACGACTGCCCGCGGCCAACGGACGGGTCGCAGGCGCCGAACATGATCCATTGCCCGCGCACCACCCAGAACTTGTAGCCGGCGAAAACCCGGTCTTCATCGCTACGCGGGTCTCCCTGCAGCTCGGTGCCGAACGCGCGGGCGTTCTTGGCTCGCTGGCGCATCAGCCAGAACAACGAGCGCACACCGGGCCAGCTGATCACCGCGCCGTCATCCATCTCGGCGCGGCGCTCCTGGTAGAACTGGTAGGACGGTAGCGCGTCATCCGGCGCAACCTGGCCGCGCTCGGCGAATCCCTCCATCACTGCCTTGTCGGCGTTGAGCATGATCTCCTGGCATTCGTTCCAGAGGTCCATGTGCTTCGGGAATTGCTCGATGGCGCGGAAGTGGTGCACAAGGTGCCCCACGGTGCGCTTGGCGCGGCTGATGGGATCATCCTTGTCCAGGATGGTGCCCACGCCCACGTACTTGACCGAACCGTCCGGCGGGCCGAGGTAGTCGATGGCCTTTTCCAGCCAGTCCCAGCGGTTATTGCGCTCGGTGGGGCTCTTGGCTTCCTTGTCGGTGATCAGGTCGTCGCCCAGCAACACCTTGGGGCGGCTTGCGCCGTGGAAGGTGCCACGAATGGCCTGCTCGGCGCCGAAGGCCTCGAACTTGACGCCGGCGCGGCTGACGAACTCGCCCACCTTCCACTGTGGCCCGCGACCGCAGGCTTCTGGGAAGTCCAGCGCCAGCGCGGCGTTCACCGTGAGCTCGGTCTTCACCACCTCCAACAGTTTGGTGGGCAACTTGGTTTCGGCGCCGAGCAGCACCACGTAATCCACGAAGTACGGCAGCACCGCCACGGCTGGCCAGTCGATGTCCTTGCGCACGTCGGCCTTCTGCAGCAGCGCGCGTACGGCCACCCAGCAGGGGCCGACCTTGGTAGCGAGTGAGGACTTGGCCTCGCCGCGCGGAGCAATCCACCACTCCTTGCAGCCGCCGGGAGCGTCCAGCAGCTGCGGGAAGCGGGTGAAGAAGTGCCGATGAAAGCTCGACGACGGCGCGCGGATGTGGTGCGGAAAGTACGTGTGGGCGAAGAACTCGAAGTCGCGATCGACCAGCACGCGCCGGCGACGCGCCGCACGCGCAGCCGGCGACGGGTCCAGCCCGACCTGGTGCGCAGTGATGTCCCGGCGCAGCTCGGCGACCAGGTCGGCCAAGTCGTCGCGGAAGTCGCGTTCGGTGGTGGGTTTAGCTGCCATACAACATTCCGCGCGTCGGCATCAGAGGATCAGCCATACGCCTTCCCCAGCTCTTCGCCGAACGCTTCCAGCATCTCGGCCAGCCCCGCCGCGTTACCTGGGTAACGCGCCTTGGTGAACTCGAGCAGCCGCTTGATCACATCCAGCGCAACGGCCAGTTTGTCCGTCTCCGGCATCAGCCGCTTGAGCACGGCGGCCATCTTTGTGTGGCTGTCGGCCAGGCTGGCCAGCGCCTGCACCTTGGCGAGCGGCTCCATGTTCTCGGCCACCTGGAGGGCCTCGGCGGTGGCCTGCGTCTGCTGCACCATCACGGCCAGCGTCTGGCGCACCACGTCCTCGATGCCGCCGCCGGCGATCATCTGCGCGCCGCGGGCCTTGTCCCAGTCGTCGCCGGCCTTCTTGGCCTCGGCCTTCCAGCGCCGGGCGGTGGCGATCGGCACCTCGTGCTTGAGCGCGGCCACCTCCAGCCCGAGCACGTCGAAGACGAAGGCGGCGCGCACGGCGCGGCGGGTTTCGTCAGGGTGCGCCATGGTCGGCCTCGAGCTCGATGGTGCCGCTGATGAGGAGCGGGTAACAGGGCGCGCGACCAGGGCGGAAGGCCTCGGCCAGCGCGGCAAAGCCGTCGAACAAGAACCCGACGACGTCAAACCACCACTCCGGCACGCCGTTGCGGGCGCACAGCGTGGGACAGTCGCTCTCGATGTCTGCGATGTACACGGGCACCAGGAAGCAAAACCAGCCGAAGTGCGTGTAGTGCGCGATCTCGGTGGCGGTCAGGCGGTTGAGGACGGCCATCACGCCACCCCCGGCATCTGCGCCCGCTGCAGCACCACGTCCCGCCCCGCCTCGGTCAGCGTGGCGGCGTCGGCGAGGCCGGTGACCAGGCCCACGTCGCCGAGCCACAGCAGGTCGGCGCGCACGCGGTCGACGGTGACGACCTGGCCGTGGACGGCCTCGAGCTCGTCGCGCAGGCGGCGCGAGGTCATCGACTGGCCGGGCACGAAGAACAGCAGGCTGAGGATGCCGTGGCGGCGCAGGCGCTCGGCTTCGCGCTGGGCGGTGGTGCTCATGTGCGGCCCCTTATTGCATGCCCTTCTGGGCAATCTGATTGAGGATCAGGCGCAGCGTCTCGCCCTGGCCGCGCGTCTCGCCGAGCAAGGTCGCGAGCGTGCGCGCGGTTTCGTTCTGCTTCTCGTAGAGCTTGCTGAGGTCGTCGTGCGTCGGCGCCTTGGACACCACGCCCTCCAGGCGCGAGATGCGGGTAGCGTGGTCGGCCAGGCGCGCATCGAGGTCGGTCTCGACCGACTCGAGCCGGCGCTCGACGGCGCTCGAGCGCGCGGCCTCGCTGTCGCGGTGGGCGGCGAGCTGGTCGGCGAGCATGGCGCCGTACTGCTGCAGGAAGGTGCGGCCGATGGCCCACACGCCCGCGATCAGCGCGCTGGCGATGCCGGCCAGCACCGCCACGGTGAAGTAGTTGATTTCGATGATCACGGGGCCTCCTGGGCGTACGGGGGGTCGGCGTGCCAGCGGATCAGCGCGTCGAGTCGAGCGGCGCAGGCGGCATAGCGGTGGTAGGCGTCGGCAGCCCAGCGGGCGACCTCGGTGTCGCTGGCGGCGGGCTCGCCGGGCTCGCCGGGTTCGGCAGCTGCAGGCCGAGGCTGCCGCGTGGAATCGGCGGCAGGCTGGGCGGCACGGGCAGCAGCAGGGCGGCGGGCGGGCGCGGGCACGGCGGCGGCGGGCTGGGCGGCACGGTCGAGCAGGCGCAAAGCAGCAGGGTCGAGGCAAGGGCGGCCGTGCGTGGCCAGGGCAAGCTGTTCATCGAGGGACTCCCGGAGGGTGGCCGAGGCGGCGAGCTGGGCATGCAGCTCGAGCGTGAGCGTGTCGGCGCGGGCCTGGGCGGCCGCCAGCGCCGCGGCGGCGTCGCGCGCGGCGCGCTCGGCGGCCTGCGCGGAGGAGGCCACCAGCGCCTGATAGTCGCGGTCGCGCACCTGCCAGCCGGCCGCCGCGCCCAGGCCGAACGCCACCAGTACGGCGACGAGGACAAACAGCACGGGGCCGAGGAGGTCGCGCACCGGCGGGGGCGTAAGGTCGATCACGGCGCGACTCCGGGCGGGGGGCTCGCGCCCATGCACTGGCGGTACTCCGCCTTGCGGCGCGTAACCAGGCCGGGCTCGACCTTGCCGCCGGCGTAGCTCCAGCGCAGGATCTGCGCGCATGCGCCGGCGTAGTCGGGCGGGGTGGCCTGCAGCTTCTTGACCAGCGTCGAGCCACAGAAGGCGGGCGCGCCGATGTTGTAGGCCAGCGAGGAGTAAGCGTCGAACTCGTGCTGCGCGAGCGGCACGTCGCCGATGCAGGTGGCGATCTCGCGGGCGAACACGTCGGCCTCGGCGGCCAGGCGCTGCACCGCGCGCACCGGGTCGGTGCGCTGGCCCATGCGCACCCCGGCGGTGGTGCCGAAGCCGATGGTGGCCACGCCGACGCTGTCGCGGTAGGCGTGCTCGCGATAGCCCTCGTAGCCGGCCAGGGTGCCGACGAGCAACGCGGAGGCGGTGAGACCGAGCACGCTCTTACGCACGGCGCACCCAGCGCGGGGGGTCGAAGCGGCAGGGCGCGCCCGGCGCGCGGTAGTGCCCGGCGTCGAGCTGCGCGCAACGGCCGAAGGACGACACGGCGACCAGCCGATCATCGGCCGGTCGGGTGAAGTGGGTGCAGACTCCGCAGGTTTGGCGACCGGATTTCATGGCCGCATCATGCGGCGGGGGGGGTCGCGGGCGGAGCGGGAAAAAGTTCGGGGGGCAGAAGCAGTGCGCCCGCAGGCCGGGCTAGGTGACTGCCGACGGAGCGGAACAGACTCAGCGCGCGAAACACTCCGAAAACAGCGCGCTCTTGATCTCCCGGATGCGGTCGTAGTCCTGCTGTCGCAGCGCCGGGGAAATCCACTTGTCCTTGGTGCCCTCGAGTCGGGCGAGTTCGGACTTGTAGTCCGCGCATTTCCGGGCTTTGGCCTCCTTCCCCGCCTGTATCTCGTCGGCCGCTTCTCGGTTCCGGGCTTCACCTTCGGCGCGATCGCGGTCGACTTGCGCATTGAATGCCCGTTCACGCCGGGACTGCGCCTTTGCCCGCAGGCGCTCCGCATCGGTGGGCTGGTGCACCTGGAGGTCCATTGGCTTGGCGTTTTCAGCGCAGGGGGTCTGCGAATAGACGGTCTTGCCGCCTTCGGTGCACTTGTAGACCTGGGCGTGTGCGGGAAAGGCGGCGATCAACAGCACGAAGAGGGGGCGCATCATGGCGTATCTCCATTGCATCAGCGCCCTGGATTCTGCCTTAGAACAACCCCATCTGTCCGCCCATCTCCAGCACCGCGCCGCCGCCGTCGTCCGGGCGCTTGAGCACCATGCTCACCCACCGCGTGGTGCAGCCGAACTCGATCGCGATCTCTTCGAGCGTGGCACCGGCGTCGCAGCGGGCGCGCATGGCGCGCATGCGGGCGCGGGCGATGGCGGTCTTGCAGTTGGGGATGTGCAGGATGTCGTCGCCGTATTCGGCCACGATGCGGTCGGCGCCGACAGCGCCGACGAGCTCGGCGAGGCGCTCGTAGCGGGCGGCGCCGGCGGGGTTGTTGGCGGCGCCCTTGGGCACCGGGAAGGGGATGCCGCCGAGCTCGCGGATGAGCGCTTCGGCCTTGGCCCAGCCCACCAGGCGCACCAGGTCGCGCGCGGTCTCGGGGAGGTCGCTTTCGAGCAGAGGGGGGGCGGGCTTGCGGGCCATGGGGCGCCTCAGCGGGGCAGGGCCTCGTCGGCCTCGCGGTCGAGCTGGCGGGCTTGGGCCTCGAGGCGTTCGGCGTGGGCGATGTCGTCGCGGTAGGCCTGGCCGTCGGCGTAGGCGGCGTCGGCGCGCACGCGGAGGGCGTCGGCGCGCAGCTGGCCGGCGCGGGCGCGGAGGATGTCGGGGGTGGTGGCTTGCATGGCGGTCTCCAGGGGGGTGGTCAGTTGCCGGCCTGCTTGAACTGCAGGGTGCGGTTGAGGGCGCCGACGAGGTTGCGCAGGGCGCGGGCGTCGGCGAAGTCGACGTTTTCGGCCCAGCCCCTGCGCTTGGCGATGGCGTCGGCGTACTTGAGGGTGTGCACCTCGCCGGTGACGCGGTGCAGCTCGGCGAGCAGGGCGTCGATCTTGGCCAGCAGCGGGGCGCGGTCGGCCGCGGGGGTGACACGCTTGCGGCCGGCGTAGCCCGCCTTGCCGCGGTTGAGGTGGTCGAGCACGGCGCCGAGCTGGGCGAGGTTGCAGTCGGCCAGGCTGCCGCAGCTGGTGACCTGGCGCACGATGGCGCGGCGCGCGTCGTCGTCGAGCCCGGCCGCCTTGCAGGCGGCGAAGATGGCGCGCTTGCGCGGCGCCATGCGCTCGGCGGGGGTCTGGTGGGCGCTCATGGGGCGGCGACCTCGGCGACCTCGGCGACCTCGGCGGCCGGGGCGTCGGTCAGGCGGATGCCCTCCAGCCGCTCGACCTGTGTGCAGGTCTTGCGCAGGTGGCTGCACACCGCCTTGCCGCTGGCAAAGGAGGGGTTGAGCATCTCGAACGAGGCCTCGGCTTGCCGCTTCCAGATGGCCCGCACGTCGGCCGGCATGCCGCGCTTGGCCGCCTGCGCGGCCGCGTGGGCGCGCACCTTCGGGGGGTAGAGGAATATCGTCCGGGTGCGCCAGAACTTGCGCTCGACGGCGTCCGCCTCGGCCTTGACCGTTTTCCCCCACTCGATCTTGCCGTCGATGTACACGACGACGACGTAGCGCAGCCCCTTGCCGCGCTCGACCACGAGCGTGAGCTCGTGGCCGTCGGCGAGCAGCCTGGCGCGGCCGTAGGGGTGGGCGAGCTCGTGCTCGATTGCTTTCCAGTCTTCGGGGCTCATGGTGTCACTCCTGGTCGATGGGCATGGCCCACAGCAGCACGGCAAGCAGCAGGTCGGCGAGGGCTTCGGCGAGGCGGTGCAGCATGGCGGGCTCCTGCGGTGTGGGGTGTTACTCGGCTTGATGGAGGGGCCGCCAGTTACGCGGGCAGCCCCTCGGGCAAGACGGGTGTCAGAAGCCCGGGTTGAGCAGCGTGTCGAGCGCCTTGCCGGCGGAGAACTTCACCGCCACGCGCTCGGGGATCTCGACCGGACCGCCGGTGGCCGGGTTGCGCCCGGTGCGGGCGGCGCGGGTGGTCGTCTTGAGCTTGCCCAGGCCGGGCAGCGTGACCTCGGCGTCGGTGTGCGGGTCGGCGGCGGCGAAGTGCTCGGCGATGATGCGGCCGGCGGATTCGAGGACGATCTCGACGTTGTGCTTCGCGAGCCGGGTGTCGGCGGCGATGGCGGCGATCAGTTCGGACTTGTTCATGCTGTGGTGCTCCAGTGGTTGTGAGGGGTTGCCGGTTCCCGGCGCCCTTTGCGGCTTGCGCCAAGGCGGGCCTTTGCTGTCTCCGTGCCGGCTGGTCCCGATATATGCCCGTCGGTTTCCTGCGGTCATTCCGTGGTCAGACGCGGTCTTGCCAGATCAGCGCGTGGCGCGCGTCGAGGCTGTGCAGGGTGACGTTGTGGTCATCGACGATCTTGAAGGCGACGTGGTCGGCGCCGGCGGCGAGCATGATCAGGCGGCAGCCGTCCTTGATGCGTTCGATCTGGTCGGGCTCGAAGCTGCAGACGTTGGCCCAGCTGCCGCGGCTGTTGGACTTGAGGTGTAGTAGCGTGGTCATGCGTGACTCCGGGGGGTGGCGAGCGCGACGAGGCCGAGGGCGACCAGGGCGAGCGCGCCGGGTTCGGGGACGGTGTGTGTGGGCGCGTCGAGGGCGCTGCAGTCCTTGCCCTGCCCCGCGCACGGCGACAGCGCAAGCGCAGCCGGCGGCGCCGACGCCGGGCCCGACCCGCCGCGCGGGGCGGCGACGGGGCTGCGGTAGGCCAGCTCGGGCGGCATGATCGCGGCGGTGTACATCGCCAGCGCGACCATCAGCCCCGCGCCCAGCAGCACGCCCAGGGCGAGCCACTTGAGGCGCAGCCGGCGCAGGGTGCCGGGGGGCAGGTGGCGGGGTTTCACGCCACCTCCGCCAGCGCTTCGCGCTTGATCTCGTAGCCGAAGGCGTCGACCTGGCGCAGGCTGGCACCCACGTTGTGCAGGGTCTCGAGGGGCAGGTTGCGCATGGCGTCCTTGTCGAGCTCTTCCTTGGTGCGGATGCAGCCGGTGAGCCCGAGGTCCTTGAGCGCCTGCAGGGTGTCGGCGACGCGCTTGATCACCACCGAGGTGCTGAGGCGGAAGCCGATGATGCCGAAGGTGAGCTCGCGGCTCTTGACCTTGGCGAACTCGGCGCGGTTGGCCTCGGCGTAGTCCTTGATGGCGAGCTCGAGGCCGAGCTTCTTGTTCTGCAGCGGCTCGGCGGCGAGCTTGGCCGAGGCCTTGATCTGGTCGATGCTCTCTTGCTGGCCGGCCTCGATGAGGCCGAGTTCGCGGTCGATGCGGCCGATCTCGGCGAGGCAGCGGTCGACGTCGTCCCAGCTCTGCAGGGTGGTGCCGGTTTCGATGCGTTTGCGGGCCATGTCAGTGGTCTCCGTGGGCGGTGGGTTGGGAGGGGGGCGTTACGGCCGCGTCGTCGAGCGCGGTGCGGCCGGCGGGGGTGATGCGGTAGAGCCGCGACCGGCCATTGCCGACGGCGAGCCCGCGGCGGCTGGCGAGGCAGCGCGAGCTGACCCAGCCCCACTGCTCGAGCAGGTAGAGCTGATTGCGGGATGCGTCGTGGGACTGCGCGACGCCTGCGGGCAGGCGGGGGCGCAGTTGGGCGATCGCGTGCTCGTTGCCGTCGGCCAGCAGCGCCATGAGGGCGCGGCGCAGCGGGATCGAGCTCGCCTCGAGGCGGTTGCGCGGGGCGCCCAGGCGCGCCCGGACAAGCTCGACGCGCTCGCCGGTGGCGTTGGCTGCGGCGAGCGCGATCTGCGCGGCCATCGACAGCGCGGGGTGGGCGGCGGGGGCGATCATGCGCGCACCTCGCGCCCCAGCGCGTAGCCCGGCACGCCGAGCAGGCGGGCGAGGCGTATGGTGTCGGCGGCGTGGAGCATCAGCAGGTGGTCGCCGTCGTAGATGCTCACGCGGCCGTCGTCCCACATGGCGAACTCGATGCGCGCCGGGGGCGCGGCCACCTGGGCGACCTGTGCGGCGGCCTCGGCGATGCAGGGGGCGGGCTCGGGTTCCATGTCGCCGATCGCGTCAGCGATGGCGGCGAGCTCCTGGGCGATGCGGGGGCCCGCCTCGTCGCCCGGGGCGGCGGGGGCCGCCTGTTGCGGAGCGGGCGCGCGCTCGGGCACGACTGCCGCCATCGATGCGGCGGGGTCGTACAGCCGGTCGGCGCGCTCGCCGGGCACGCGCCCCTTGGCCACGCGCAGGCCGCCGAGCATGCTTTCGAGCAGGTAGCCGACGCCCTGGGTGGTCAGTTCGAGCTGTTCGGCCACCTCGGCAACGGTGATGCCCTGGCCAATCGGGCGTCCTTGGACCAGTTCGGCAATGCGGTTGCGGCGATCTTCGGCCGACGAGCGGGTGCGCTTGTTCTTGGGCATGGTGCGGGTCTCCTCGAGGTCGCGCCGGGCCGCAGGCGATTGCGGAAAACGGCGGGGGGTTTCGATGTGCTGCACGGCAAAGCAGCCGCGGGCGTTGAGTTCTTTCCAGCTGCGGTGCTGCACCGGCAGGCCGGTGGGCCACAGCGCGAGCCAGGGCGCGGGGTCGCCGGCGCGCTGGATGTGCGCGGTGTTGATCGCGCCGCCGCTGCGCAGGGCTTCGATCGCGGCCCAGAAGTCGGCCTCGGCGCCGCCGACCAGCGCGAGCAGGTCGCCCTCGCGGGCGGGCTTCTTGCTGGTGTGGCCGGCGAGGTGCTGGAGCACGCGCTCGGCGGTCGTGGGAACGGCGCTCATGGCTGCACCTGGGCGGTGGGCGCGGCGGCGTAGCGCACCGCGGCGGCCTCGTGGTCGGGGGCGGCGCCGCAGGCCACGCGGGTGGCGTCGACCTGGTCGGCGAGCTGGCGCACGGCGGCCCGCAGCAGGTCGGCCTCGGCCTGGGCGGCCTGGCTGGTGATGGCCACGCCCAGGGCGAAGGCGCACACGACGGGCAGGGCACGCTCGGCGGCGTCGTGCAGCCAGTTCAAGAAATCATTCATTTCGATTCCCCTCGAAGTGGGCGCAACGGCGGCACGCGTGCCAGTGCGCCAGCCGGAACGGGTTGTGGGTCGGCGGCTCGGAGCGGGCCTGCTCGGCACACAAGGCGCGCGGCTCTTCGCGGCCGGTGTGGGGGCAGGCCACTGAGTCGAGCACGGTCAAGGCGGTGCGCAGCAATTGGTCGGGGTCGCCGTAGGTGCCGGATAACAGCCGCGACACAGCCGGGCGCGAATAGCCCAGCCGCATCGCCACGGCTGCCTTGCTGCTGGCGCTGACCTCTGCTCGGATCAGCGAGAGCGCACGCGCACGCGCTTCGTGCGTGAGGGCGGTCAGGCTCATGCCTCCTCCCAGCTCGGTTCTTCGTGCCACACCACGCGCCCCTGGTTGGGGTCGAAAACCACCTTCGTGCGCTGCACCATCGGGGCGCGCGGGCCGGTCTTCATCTCGTGACGCAGCACGTAGCGCGCCGCGATCGGCCTGCTGCCGAGCTTGGCTGGCGCCACCTCCTCCAGATAGCCCGCGGCGTGCAGCGCGCCGATGTAGGCCTTGGCCGTCTCCGGGAACACCGGGTGATCCGGGGTCGAGGCGTAGGCCGCCAGCTCGCGGAAGTCGAAGGTCGGCAGGAAGTGGCGCATCGCGTTCCACATCGACTCGTTGCCGCGCCCCTGCGTGACCTCGCTGCCGTCACGGCGTAACCGCGGCGCCTCCAGGCCCACGTCCTTCACCAGCCAATAACGGTGCGCCGCGCCAGAGCGTGGCCGGTCCTCGCGGCGCAGAAAGCCGCCGGCCATCAGCGCCTTCATGTACTCACTGATCAGCGGCAGACCGACCTTGCTGGCGCGGGAGAGGTCGGTGGTGGTGAAACCGTCCTCGCGGTCGGCCATCGTGCGGATCGCCTCCCACACGCGCTGGCGCGGGCTCTTGCCGCCGGTCATTTCCAGGTGGGCGGGTCGGCGGCTCATTGCTTGATCCCTCCCGCGGGGAACTGCGAGACGGCAGCGCCAGCGCCGCAGACCTTCACGAAATCGTCATACTTTCCCCACGCATCGAAGATCCGTGCCACCGCAGGCAGGTTCTTGCGCGCCAACAGCCGCGCAGCTTCGTCCGCGCCGTCATACTCGCTGCCCAACTCCCTCAAGAGCCGAAGAGCGAAGCCGAGCGCCGCGTCGTAATCGAGCCAGACCGTTGTCTGGACGCCACCTGTTTCTACGTCGAGCAGCTGGATCACGATCTCGTCGAGCGTTTCAACTCGCCGGATGCGGGTGTCGATCGGCCCAACAACCCTGCGCCGCCTGTCATGCGTAACGAATTGGCGCATCACACCACCCCCTCGCTCTCGTCGGTGTAGATGCCGCGTCCGCCCCACTTGGCCAGCGTCATTTCGTCTTCGCCGCTCACCAGCGCCTCGTCGCGGATGCGGGCCAGATTCACGCAGGTATAGCGCACCGACCCATCGACGCGCGCCACGATCTCGGCCAGCAGATCCGGCGCCACCTGCACGCCGGCCGCATACACGGTGGCCAGCTTGGCCGCGTCCGCAAGGCTCACCGCCGGGGCTTCCACCCACTGGTAAACGCGGCTGTGCATCTGCTTCCAGCGCCGCAGGCCCACGCGTAGCTCGTCGGTGCCCACGAGCAGCACCGGCTTCTTGCTGCCCTCGTAGATGTCGCGCACCGTCTCGATCAGGCTGTCGCTGCGGATCAGGTAGTCCGCCTCGTCCAGGATCAGCGGGCGCCCGCTCTTGGCCAGCTGTGCGGTGATCAGGTCGAGCAGGTCGGCCGTGGTGGCCTTGTTCGGCGCCGCCACGCCCATCTCCAGCAACACCTTCTGCAGCACCACCTTCACGCTCCACACCCGGCGCACCTGCACGTAGTAGGCGCGGTACTGCGCCACCATGGCGCCGGCGGCCATGCTCTTGCCTCGGCCCGGCGGGCCATACAGCACGCCCATGCCGGCCACGTTGGCGTGGCGCGTCATCAGCGCCTCCAGCGCCACGCTCACCAGGTCGAGCGAGGCAATCGGCACCACGCCACCGGGCAGCGCCTTGTTCAAGGGTTCGTTCATCTTCATAATCGGGACTCAAGCTCCGTTTGCGGTTCTGACGGGCACGACGGTTGCCGCCGTCGTGCCCGAGTTGTTTCCAGCTGCCTGGTGCCGGCGCATCAGCGCGCCGAACTCCGACGACTGCGGGTACATCCCCCACCACTTCTGCAGTTTCGGTTCGTCGATCACCTCTCCTCTCTCTGCGATTGCGTTGATTTCCAGCCACTTGCGGAAGCGCAGCTCCGGCGTCTCCGGGATGTGCACCACCTTCTGTTCGGGGTCGGGCACGGGCGGCGGGTTGTCGCGCTCGGCGCGGCGCGCATCCAGGCGGCGCTGCAGGTCAGGCGCCACCGGCGCGGCCTCGCGGCCGTGGTCGATGCGCCGCGCAGCGCGGCCGGCCTCCTGCAGCCCTTCGCTGCGGTGCGCCTGGGCGCCGCGCGCCGGCAGCGTGGCCAGCTTCCCGGCCTCTGCGGCTTTCCGGCGCAGCAGCTCGCCCACCATGCGATCGGGGTCCACCTTCGCCCCGGCGCCCATGCGCTTCTTGTCTTCCTTCACGCGCTTGGCCTGGGCGTTGCGCACGTGCGCGGCCAGTTCCTTGCGGCTCACGCCCTTGCGCTCTGGGCAGATCGCCACGCAGATGAACTTGCCGTCCTGGTGCACCACCACGGCGCCGAAGTCCTCGGTTTCGCGCACCGTCACTTCGGTGCCCACTTCCACCAGGGAGAACAACTCCGGTGCGGCGTACCAGCCGCTGTCGATCTGCAATCCCTTCTTCTGCAGCGTGCGGGGATCGATCAGCGGTGCCAGCAGCACATCCAGTGCGCGCTCGTCCTCGATGCGGCGCACCGCGCCCGTCCAGGCCGCGGCACGGGCAAACGGGGTTTCGTTCGTCTCGCCGTGCGGGCGCTGCTCATAGGTTCCCTGCAGCCAGTCATTGATGTGGCCCTGCAGGGTGCTGGGCGTCATGTCCAGCTCGACCACGGTGTCCTTCTGGAACAGGCGCTCGCTGAAGGCCCGGCGCGACTCGATCGCCTGGCGCTCGGCCACGTTGTGCCCGACGAAGTTCGGGAGCAGCTCCAGGATGCTGTGCAGCATCACGCCGATGCCGCGCTCCACGTGCGGCTTCTGCCAGGGCGAGAAGGGCGCCGTCACTCGCTGCTTGATGCCCAGCGCCTCAAGCGCCATCTGGAACTCGCGCGCCTTGTAGTCCTGCCCGTTGTCGGTAACGATTTCCTCGGGCACGCCCCACGCCAGTAACGCCAGCCGCAGGCAGAACATGTGCGTCTGCGCCTTCGGCGTGCGGCTCAACACCACCAGCATCCGCCGGCTGTAAATGTCGATCACCACCGAGCAGGTGTAGCGCCGCTTCTGGTTGGTCTCGGGGTCGGTCAGCATCCAGTCGCTGGGCGTGGCGTCCATCTCCCAGCGCTGGTTCAGCCGCACCACGTCCTCGCTGGCGTTGCCCACCGCGCTCATGCACCGGTTTTTCCACTCGTCCGGGCTGGTCAGCGCGGTCAGCAGCTCCGGGTGTTTGTCCTGCCAGTTCTTCAGGAATCGGTAGGTCGCGTCGTAGCTCGGTGCCTCGAACAGGATCTCGCCCGTCTCAGGGGCCACCGCCGCACTGGCCAGCAGTGCGTGCAGGTCGTGGGGCATGATGGTCGGCCGCGCCTTGATCAGCGCCAGGGTGGTTTCATGCAGCGGCGGCTGCTTGGTGAAGACGTTCACGCCGCGCATCAGCGCGCCGTCCTGCTTGTCGATCAACCCGGCCAGCCCTAGCGTCTTGAACTTGGACTCCCAGCGCCCCAGCGATCGCGCGGAGATTTCCGGGAACGCCGCGCGCACCGCCTCGGTGATCTGCGGCAACGGGGGCAGCGTGCCGGCGTTGTAGAGGCTGCAGAACACCTCCTGCCCGCGCTTGCGCTTGATCGGCTGGGCCTGCACGAACCACACTTCCCAGCCCTGGACGATGCCCCACCGACCATCAAAGCGCTGTTGCTGCCCTTCGGTCAGGCTTTCTGCCAGCGCCTTCAGCGCCTGCTCACCCTTTTGCTGGCGAAGGCGCGCCTCTTCGGCCACGTCCGCGCGCACCTTCACCACCACGGCATGGTCGCGCAGGGCGCGCTCGCCGGCGGCGATGATCCCCTCGGCGCGGTCGATCAGCTTGGCGATGCGCGGCGGGGGGGCGTATTCGCGGCGGAGGCCGCCGCGGCCGCGACCTTTGCTTTCAATGCACGGCCATCCCTCACGAGAGACGGTAAGCCGCCAGCCTTCATCTGTGGTTGGGCAATCAGGCAGCTTGAGTTCAGCCAATTCCCGGCAGGTGTAGTGTGTTTTACGCATCGCCCAGCTCTCCCATCGCGCTCTTGAGCGCGCGAATCTTCTTCGCCGCCTCGTCGCGCATGCGTTCGAGCTTGCCGATCTCGGCGTCCAGCGCCGCCTTGCCCACCAGCACGCGGCAGCCGCGGCGGTCCGCCAGCCACTGCGTCAGCAGGTGCGTGTGGCACGCCGCTTCCAGCACCGGCGCCAGGTAGAACGGCAGGTTGTAGGCCTCGCGGCTCTCCGCGCTCCACGCGTCCAGCATGTATTTGGAAACGTCGCGGCCAGCCAGGCGGCTCATGCGCGCGGCCACGTCCATGCGGTCGCAGCCTGCGCCGGCCAGCGCCTGGCTCACCAGATGAGCCACTTCCACCCCATAGCACTGGCTGCCCGGCGTCTGCTCCGCAGGCTGCGGCAGCAGCGCGAACAGGTCGCCCGTGCGGGTGTCGTCATGACGTGCCATGGCCATCTCCACGTCCATCCCGCTTACGCGGCACCCACGCTGTCAGCGCGGCGGACATTGCGCCCACCCTTCTGGACGCTAGAATGTCCTTCAGTAACGCGGGTTTCCGCGCTTTTGGCAGGCGGCAGCAGGAATGCGGCGGGGTGTCCCACGCTGGCCAGGGCCGCCCGGCGCCAGGGGTTGGCGGCGATGCATTCCGCGGTGTATCGGCTCGGCCAGATCTGCGCGGGGTCCAGGCCGAGCGCATCGGCGATGATGTTTTCGTACTTGGGCGCGCTGCCATACAGCGCATCGCGTACAGCGCGGCAATTCACCCCGTGGGCGCGCCCAAGATCGGCGAAGGTCAGGCCGCGGCGGCGTAGCTCGGCGCTGATGGCGTGGCGATCCCAGTCCTGGGGCGTGTGGGGCGTGGCTTTCATGTGTTCAGCTCCTGTCTATTGCTTGCGTATTGCAAGACTAAACAGCACTAAACAGCATGTCAACAGTTGGTTGAACGGTTCGCACGCCGCCAACCCTTCATTTCTTAATAAGTCTTTTCCTTCAATTGGTTGCGATTTACCAAGAAGGCGACAGACTTACCAACCAAATTGGTTACTGCCTTGGATAAAGCAACTTTCACCACAAAGCAGCTTGCGGAACTGCGGATCCCAGGAATGCCAAAGACGGCTGAAGGGTGGCGGGGACTCGCGCTCGCTGAAAAATGGGATTGTTTTGAACAGCCAGGGCGTGGGCGTGGCGGGGTAAAACGTGAATATGTGCCGCCGCTCGAGCTGCTCGAGCTGATCCGTCGCCACATGCGCGGGGAGGCCGTGACGGAAGAAGAGGTGAGCCGCGCCCGGGCGGTTCGGTCAGCCGGCTTTCAGCACGCACCAGGCCGTAGCGCGCGCACGGAGGCTGCAACCGCGATCAATGCCGACGGGCGCTATCCGTCCGGCAGCGCGCCCTCGCCTCCCGGCGTGGCCGAGCCAGGGCCCGCCGGCGCACCGACGGCGGCGGCGACCGGCTCCTCGTCGCCAGGCGCGCGCACAAGCACGGGCCGGCTCGCCGACCCCACCGACGACGACCGCCTGCAGATGCTCCTCGCCCTGCTGCGCACCATGGAGCACCACCTCAAGGCGCCCGTCAGCGCCGAGGTCGCCGCCCGCATGCTCGAGGTCGTCGACGCCTGGCACAACTTCGCCGCCCGCCAGCCCGCCATCCTCGCCCGCCTCGAGGCCGTCCGCGCCGCAGCCAACCTCTACCTGGTGCGCTGAACGCAAAGAGGGGGCGTGGACTTATCCACACCCCCTCTCATTCCCACGCACCGCGCCGCCGTTCCGGTGCCAATTTCTGCGCAATCCTGCTCGGCGCTCGCGCGTTCCGCTCAAATTCTGCGCCAACTTGGCCAACCGCTCCCGTCGCCCCAAATCCCGCGCCACGCTTGCCCTTCAGCCTCGCCGCCTCACTTCTCTCCCGGTGCCAAAACGATCACCCCCCCACAGCTC